ATTAACAGCTTAAGAAACTTAAGGCAGACCTGCATTAAGTATTCAGGAAGTTGTAAGAGCTGTCCCTTGGGCAGACAGATGAACATTAATAACACTATGTGTCCGCATCTGACTAAGCCAAATAGTTGGACGGATGAAAAGACTACCGAAATGGTAAGAAAGATTGGAGGATAAGGATGATTATTGTAGACAAAAACAAGGCAACAATGGCAGGTCCTGATGAATTAATTGAATGTGAGGCAATGATATTTGTGGAGGCTGTAAAGAGGCATTTTATAAAAAAAGCATGGTGAAAACATAGGAAAGGAAATGTTTGAGATGTTGCTGGAATGTTCTGTGATGTCGGATGAAGAAGCTGAAAAGCGTGTAAGAGAAAACAAAAATAAACTGTCAAGAGAAGAAAATGAAATGTTGAATAAATTCATACATTTAATGTTCAGTTAGGAGAGCTTATGGAAACAAACAAAAGACTTGAAGTGAAAGAAGTTAAAAGAAAAGAGCCTGAATGTACTGCAATACGTTCAAGCTCATATAAAAACAAACCACTTAAAGATTACCACATTATCTCTGAAAAGTACAGAGTACTTAACGGATTCAAGAACGTGGTAATAGGAGTAATTACAGGAGCAGTGATGTTAGTCAATGGCTGGATTGAGGTAGACAGCAAAGCAGGGCAGTTACTTGTGGCTCTGGGAATGGTAATACTGGTTACATTATTGATGCACTGTACAGATGAAATGTTGGAGGTGCAGAATGACTAACAAGGAATACAGGGAAGCAGAAGGAATATCAAGGTCAGACTTATTTAAAATATCAAGAAGTCCAAAACATTTTAAATATGAACAGGAGAACCCGGCAGAGCAAAGTAAGGCACTATTGTTCGGAATAGCACTACATTCTTATGTCTTGGAACCTGAAAAATTTAAGGAAGAATATGCAATCATTCCAAATTGTGACAAGAGAACCAAGGCAGGAAAGGAAACATACAGACAGTTTTTGGCAGAAAATGAAGGAAAGTTTTTTGTAGAGCAGGACGAAATGGACGCCATAATGCAGATGGCAGACTCAATCAATGAAATACCAATTGCAAGAAAACTGCTGGAAGGAAAACATGAGCAGTCCTTTTTTTGGACGGATAAAATGACAGGTGAGAAATGCAAGTGCAGACCGGACATAATGACAGAAATAGGTGGAACAACAATCATTGCAGACTTAAAGACCTGCGAAAGTGCAAGAACGGATATGTTCATGAAAAAGGCCGTGGAGTACGGATATGACCTTCAGGCATACATGTACTGTGAGGGAGTGAGCAAAAACATTAATAAAAAGTGCTGTTTCGTGTTCATTGCCATTGAAAAAAAGCCACCTTATGCAGTTAACATTTTACAGGCTGATGAATACATGATGTTAAGGGGGCAGGACCTTTTCAGGGAGTATTTGGGAACATATCATTACTGCAGGGAAAATAACAACTGGTATGGATACAACGGAATCAATGGAGACATAAACAGTCTTTCATTGCCGGCTTGGATAAGAAAAGATTACGAGAAATAAATCAGGAGGACTAAATGAACATAACAAAAATAAAGATTAAGAACCTGTTTGGAATCAGGGAATATGATGCAGACGGAAAATCAATTGAATTAATAGGAAAGAACGGAGTGGGGAAAAGTTCCGTAATAGATGCAATAAAGTATGCGTTAACAAACAAATCCGACAGGGATTACATAGTAAGATCAGGGGAGGCTGAAGGCGAAATAATCATTGAAACCGACACCGGTTTAAGCATTAACAGAAAATGCAGGGTAAATCAGGCAGATTATAAATCAATCAAACAGTCAGGGGTCAGCGTTAACAGTCCTGAAACATTATTAAGAGAATTATTCACGAACCTGCAGTTAAATCCGGTTGAGTTTTTACAAATGTCAAAACAGCAGCAAAACTCAATAATCTTAGACATGATTGATTTTGACTGGGATTTAAACACCATAAGGGAATGGTTCGGAGAAATACCTTCATGGATTGACTACGATCAGAACATACTTAAGGTTTTGTCAGACATTCAGAGTGAAAAGGGTGAGTATTTTAAATCAAGACAGGACCTTAACAGGGAAATAAGAAACAAGAAAGCATTCATTGAAGACATAGCAAGGACAATTCCGGCAGAATATGATGTTGAACGTTGGGAAAGGGCAAATCTTGGAGAAGCCTACAAAACAATCGAAACCATAAAGAGCAAGAACAATCAGATTTCAAGGGCAAGGCTAATCATTCAGAATCAGGCAAACACGACAAGGGGAATAGATGCAGAAAGGGAGATAGCCATATCAGCTCTTGAAAAGGAAATTAGTGCAGAGGAAAAAAGAATAAGTGACACAGTGGCGGACTTAAAACATCAGATAGAACTCTTAATGGAACAGCAAAAAGCACTCTCTTTAAGAAAAGAAGAAAAATTAAGAGTGATAGAAGCAGAGCATGACAAAAAGATGGCTCAACACATTGCAGACTTAAAGGCATATGAGGAATATGCGAACATGGAGATTACGGACACATCAGAAATGGAAAGAGAAGTTTCCAGTGTAGAAAAGATGAAGGCTCACATTAACGAATATAGAAGAATGGAAAGACTTGAAGGTGAGGTTAAGCAGTTAATGGCACGTTCAAGTGAGCTTACGGCAAAGATTGAGCTTGCAAGAAACCTTCCGGGCAAAATTCTGGAGGAATGTTCAATACCGATAGAAGGTCTTACTGTTGTTGATGGAAT